GTTGGCGATGGCATCATTAGAACTATGGGGTCGGGACCAGAAAATATCGACTCAGGTAGAGGCCCAGATAGAGGATCAGCTTCACCCACTTACACACCACCACCCCCTCCACCTCCTCCAGAGCCTAAAACTGCAAAAGAACTTGCAATGGAAAACTATTCTCCAACTGGAATGACAAATGAACAGTTAAAGATTTCTATGGATGCTGGACTGCCAATACCAAAGGCAGATTATCCTGATTTTGAGGCATATCTAGCATCACTTTCTGCACCAGTATCAGCGCCTGAACCAGAATTTACACCTCCGCCTACAATGCCAGAGCCTAATGGATTCTTTCCAGGCGTAACACCTGACTTTTCAAACTTAGACTTTAGTGGATTGTCAGACTTAAGCTTAGAGGACATGGACTTTAGTAACTTACCAGGTATGATGCCTCCTCCAGTTTCACCCCCAGCAGCAGCAACAATGCCAGCTCCAGCTCAAGCACCTGCACCCGTTTACACACCACCGCCATCTCAAGTACCAATGCAAGACATGATGGATGATTACGACTTTGGAAACCCAAATTTAAGAAACATGAGAGGGTTTGACCCTAGAAGATAAAATAACACAGGCAGGAGAGAGCCATGGACGCTATAAACTTAGCAGAATACTTATTTAAAAATTTAAGACAAAGAGAACAGAACACTGTTGACATCGTTGCTGGTGGCAATGTAAGATCGATGGAAGATTACAAGTATCTTATGGGAGAGTTATCGGCGATTCGATCCCTTATAGAAGATCTAAAAGAAACGCTGCATATGGAAGATAACGATGACTAAAGATATCGCAAAAAAGAATGATACTAAATCCGAACTAGACAAAGCATTTGTTAATGCTGAAGCTAAAGTTTTGGACCCAACCCTACTAACCAAATCCCTACTAGACAGAATGCCCAATCCATCAGGATGGCGTTTATTGGTATTGCCATACAAAGGCAAGGGAGTTACAGAAGGTGGTATTCAATTAATAAAAGAAACTGTAGACAGAGAATCTTTGTCCACAGTTATATGCTATGTGTTAAAGGTTGGACCTTTGGCCTACGAAGACAAAAATAAGTTTGGCGATGAAGCATGGTCTAAAAAAGGAGATTGGATCCTTATTGGTAGATATGCTGGAACTCGTTTTAGATTAGAGGATGATCACGAAGTTCGCATCATTAATGATGACGAAGTGATTGCTACAATTTTAAACCCAGACGATATTAAATCTTTATAGGAGTAACCAATGGAAGTTCAAGAAGCACAAGAAGAAGTAAATTTAGACGTAGAAATTACAGACGAAAAAATTGAAAAGGCAGCAGTTCCTCAACACAGAAGAGTAGAAGACGATGTTCAAGATCAAGACATTGATATTGATATTGACGAAGGTTCGTCTAACAATTCTCCAGTTACTGAGGATCAAATAAAAGAAGACTTTGCAGTTTCTCCCCAGGTTGAAGAAAAGTCAAAAGATTTATCTGACGTAGAAAAAAGAGCATCACTGGCTCAAAACAGAATTAACAAAGCAGTGGCCCAAGCTAAAGAGTTCCAAAGAAGAGAACTTATGGCCGTTCAATACGCCAAAGATTTGAAAGATCAAAACGAAAAGTTAAGGCAGTCGCAAAAATCTTTTCAATCAAGTTATGGCGATGAATTTGGCAATCGTGTTGAGTCACAACTTAGCCTAGCAAGACAAGCTTTAAAACAAGCAACTGAATCACAAGATGCTGAATCAATAGCTTCAGCTACTGAAGCCCTAACAATGGCTACTTCAGATAGAGCAAGGTTAGAGCAGTATCAACAGCAACAAAAACAATACGAGCAACAAGAAGCTGCTTATGTACAACAAGCTCAAAATCAACAAGAGCAACAACCTCAAGCAGCTCCAGAAGAATACAATGAGCCATCAGATAAATCTCGTGAGTGGGCAAAAAACAATTCTTGGTTTGGAAAAGATCAAATTGCAACCTCAGTAGCTTTTGCAGTTCATAAAGAATTGGAAAATGAAGGCTTTGACTTAGAGTCTGATGAGTACTATAGTGAGATAGACAAACGAGTGCAGAAAGAATTGCCTCACAAATTTAACGTGGAAGCGAAAAGAACCGTCCAGACAGTCGCTTCAGCATCACGCAATACATCGACAGGACGCAAACAGAATCGTATTCAATTGACACCAAGTGAACAAGGCTTAGCCAAAAAACTGGGTGTTTCATTTAAAGATTACGCAATACAAAAAGCGAGGCTAGAGAGATCATGACAAAAGAAAAAGATAACGTGGTTGATGATAAGGAAGTTAGGACTTCAAGAAGTGCTGACACTAGAGCAAAAGAAGACAGGCCCAAAATTTGGAAAATGCCTTCAGCTTTAGAACTCCCGGACGAGGCTGTGGAAGCAGCTAAATCTCAAGGAATTACTTATCGTTGGATTAGAGAATCCATACTAGGACAAGATGACAAAACGAATGTCTCAAAAAGATTTCGTGAAGGATTCGTCCCAGTTAAACCAGCAGAGTTACCTGGATTTCATGATTTGCCTACAGTCGATGATGGTCGACACGCTGGAGTTATAGGAGTGGGTGGGTTGATACTGTGCAAAATAGATACAGACCTCGCAGATCAAAGGAACGATTACTTTGAACAACAAACCCAAAATCAAATGACTGCTGTGGAAAACGACCTAATGCGTGAAGAGAACCCAGCGATGCCAATCTCTAGTAGAATGTCATCAAAGGTTACTTTTGGTGGAAATAGCAAATAAGCTATTTTCAAATTTATAACTTAACTAGGAAACTATTATGGCAAATATAAATGCTAAATTCGGTTTAAGACCTATAGGAAAACTTGGAAGCAGTGTGAATAACACTGGTACTACTGAGTATGATATTCTTACAGGAACAACCGGAAGTATTTTTTCAGGCGATCCAGTAAAAATGGTCAACACAGGCGGCATAGCCGTTGCTGCTGCTGGCGATTTATTATTGGGAGTCTTTCAAGGATGTAAGTTTACTAATTCTTCTGGCGAGGTGATTTTTTCACCTTTCTGGCCGACATTAACAGCTTCATCTGACGCGGTGGCTTTCGTAGTTGACGATCCTGATGCAACCTTTGAAATTCAAAGTGCTGCAACAGGTAGTGTTGTACAAACAGTTGTTGGCTTAAACGCTGACATTGTTTACGCTGCTGGTAGTACCGTTAATGGTAGATCTAATGTAGATCTTAGCGGAACTATGGCAACAGGTACGGCTCAATGTAGAATTATTGGATTTTCTAACGACCCAGAGAATAACGCTCTAGGAACTGGAAGTCTATCTACAAACGTCAATATGATTGTTAAAATTAACGAGCATCTTTATGCTCAAACAACAGGGGTTTAATCATGGCTATTAACAGAGCACAGCTAGCCAAAGAGCTAGAACCAGGTCTAAACGCCTTGTTTGGAATGGAGTACAATCGTTACGAAAACGAACATGCTGAAATCTTTGAAACCGAGTCTTCTGACCGTGCTTTCGAAGAGGAAACAATGATCGTTGGTTTCGGTAATGCTAAAGTAAAAGGCGAAGGAAATTCAGTTGAATTTGATTCAGCTTCCGAAGGCTTTACTTCACGTTACTCACATGAAACCATTGCGTTAGCGTTTGCTCTTACTGAAGAAGCAATCGAAGATAACCTTTACGATAGATTAGGAGCTAGATATACAAAAGCTCTAGCACGATCTATGGCTCATACAAAGCAAGTAAAAGCTGCTTCTGTTTTGAATAACGCTTTCTCATCCAGTTTTACTGGTGGAGACGGTGTTGCTCTAGTAAGTACAGCTCATCCATTAGCGGGTGGCGGTACTTTAAGTAACAGACCAAGCACTTACTCTGACTTGAATGAGACTTCGTTAGAAGATGCCATCATTTCTGTGTCAACTTTTACTGATGATAAAAGCATGATTCTTGCCCTTCAAGGCAGGAAACTAATCATTCCACCACAATTACAATTTGTGGCAGATAGATTGCTTAACACACCAGGCAGAGTTAGCACATCAGATAATGACATCAATGCTATTAAGAATATGGGTATGGTCCCAGAAGGTTATTCAGTTAACCATTTCTTAACAGATAACGATGCATGGTTCTTGATGACAGATTGTCCTGACGGATTTAAACACTTCGAGAGATCTCCTCTTTCAACTTCTATGGAAGGTGACTTTGATACTGGCAACGTCAGATTCAAAGCTAGAGAAAGATATTCTTTCGGATTCTCAAATCCAAGAGCAGTCTTTGCATCACAAGGTGCGTAAATCCAATTAATTGGTAAAGGGAGCTTCGGCTCCCTTTTTTTTGGATTTTTTTATTAAACTGATATACAATCAAAGAACTAGGATTATTAACTTGTTCTATCGACTGACCTAGCAGACAAGCCGAGACAATAGAACTTATTTCCGAGGAGGAAATTATGGCAAATTCAACTTTTTCAGGTCCAGTCAGGTCCGAAGGTGGTTTCGAGGTAATTAACGTTAATGGGACAACCGGTGCAATAACCGACAAGTTCGATATTGATGTTAGTGGTAATGTACTTACAGAAGGTAATGTACACGTTAAAGAAGGTTCTTGGTTAGAAATGCAAGAAGTATCAGGTAGTGTTGGACCAACAGATGTTATATTTGGTAAAAATGGTTCTGGTGTAGGTACTGATGCAGTTGTATCTAATCCTTTCACTCAAAGTGCTACACAATTATTTCCATTAGGATCTACTTTAATTTATGGAAGCAAAACTTTTAAGTATGCTTTTTCAGGTGCAGCAATAGCAGCAGGTGCTTTAATACAAAACGCAGCAGCAGTTACTACACATAGAAATTTAACCCCAACAGCAGCATCAGCAGCAGCTACAACTGTTACAGTTACTTTAGGTGGCACAAACGCAGCAACACTTAACCAATACAAAAATGGTTATCTCCATGTAAACGATGTAGCAGGTCAAGGACAATTATTAAAAATTGCTTCTAACCCAGCAGCTAACGCTTCAGCTAGTTGTGTTATAACTCTATTTGATCCAGTTGTAACTGCTATAACAACTTCATCTAAAATTGATTTAATTCAAAATCCTTATATAGATGTGGTTATAGCACCTACAGCAGAAACAGGTTCTGTAGTTGGAGTATCTCCAATAGCTATTGCAGATGACAGATATTTTTGGGCGCAAACTGCTGGACCAGCTTCAGTTATTACTGATGGTACTATTGTTCTAGGACATACAGTAAATAGATCAGATAACGCAGCAGGAGCAGTAGAAGCTAAAGCAGATGCTAGTCTTTTACAACACGTTGGTTCTGTAATGGTTGTAAATGGTAATACTGATAACAGTGTTATCATGCTTAATATAAGCAGTCTATAGGAGTAACTTATGGCAGGTAGATTAACAGGCTCAGATGTTCAGGGTAAGTTTATAATTGCCGATGCTCAAGCCTTAGATGCAGATGGAATATCAGCAGCAGCAGCAGTTGGAAATAACGCAGCACTTACTATAGGTGGTGCGTTAGCTGACGGTGGCTCTGTCACTAATGTTGGCGGAAGGATTGTAACGATCCTTTCTGCTGGCAACGATGCAGCTAAATCATTTACTGTAGTAGGCACCGATGTTAATGGAGATGCTCAAACAGAATCCATAACAGGTGCTAACGCAGGTACAGCTACTGGGTCTAAATACTTTAGAACAATAGCCTCAATAACAGCTGTTGGTAATCCAGCAGGTGATGTTAGCGCAGGTATAAATACAGCAGTTGCAGACGTTATTTTTGCAGGTAGAACTAGGCTGCAAGGTATTAACCTTGTTTGCTCTGGTACGGCAGGCAATGTAGAGTTTGTAAATACTTCTCCAAATGGAAGCAGTTTGTTTAAACTAGGATCTGTAGCATCTGCTACTGTAACTAGAGACATTACTATTCCTGATAATGGATTATTATTTACAGGTGGCTTGTATATTAATTATACAACTGCAACCTTTGGATCTATGACTGCTTTCTATGCATAATGTATCGAAGACAAGCAGCTATACCAAAAACTACTAAAGGTAAAAAAGCCAATTATCGCCCCACAAAAAGTGGGGCCGGTATGACTAAAAAGGGAGTTGCTGCTCATCGTAGAGCAAACCCAGGTTCTAAACTTAAAACTGCTGTAACTGGCAAAGTAAAAGCTGGTAGCAAAGACGCTAAAAGACGTAAGTCTTTCTGCGCTAGATCAGCAGGCCAAATGAAGAAGTTTCCTAAAGCAGCAAAAGATCCAAACTCTAGGCTTAGACAAGCTCGTAAAAGGTGGAAGTGTTAAATGGCTAAAGTAAAAAGTAAAGGTAAAATTTGTCCATCAGGTAAAGCTTGGGCCAAAAGAACCTTTGATGTGTATCCCAGCGCTTATGCTAACTTAGCAGCATCTAAGTATTGTAAAGACCCAAACTATGCTAAAAAATCCAAAGCAAAGAAAATGAAGAACGGTGGCCTTGTTGGTGGTGGAAGACAATCTAGACAAGACAGGCAGAGATAATGGCAGGACAACTTGAACAATGGCTAAGAGAAGAGTGGGTTGATATATCACGCAAAAAAAAAGGAAAACATCCTAAGTGTGGTAGAAAAACAGCTGGCAAAGGTAAGTATCCTAAATGTGTTCCAAAAGCCAAAGCTGGTAAAATGACAGCTGCTCAAAAGAAAAGTGCAGTAAGCAGAAAGAGATCAGCAGGCAATGCAGGTCCTAAACCCACCAATGTTAAGACTTTTAAAAATGGTGGAGAAGTAAGAAAAATTGCAAGAGGTTGTGGTAAAGTAATGAATAATAGAAGAAAAGTAACTAAAATTAGCTAATATAATAGGTATTTGTAAATGAAAGGCGTTAAACATTACAAAAGAGATGGCACTGAGCACAAAGGCAGTTCCCATAAAATGGCTAATGGTACTTTGCATACAAATAAAGCACACACTAAAACTAGCGTAAAGCTATTTCATTATGGAGCTTTAAGCAAGCTAGCTAAGAAAAAAGCTATGTCCAGAAAATGACAACATCTAGCAGTACAGATTTTGAACCAAACGTAACTGAGTTTATTGAAGAAGCATTTGAAAGATGTGGTCTTGAACTTAGAACTGGTTATGATTTAAAGACAGCGAAAAGATCTATTAACTTAATGTTAGCTGAATGGGCCAACAGAGGTCTTAATCAATGGACTGTTGAGCAGTCAACTCAAACTGTTACAGCTGGTCAAACAGATTACACTCTAACATCTAACATAATTGACATATTAGATTGTTCTATTAGAAGAACAACCAATGGCACTGCGTTAGATTTACAAATGTCCAGGATTAGTAGAAGCGAATATTTAAACATTCCAACTAAGACAACTCAATCTAGACCTTCTCAATTCTTTTTTGATAAATTAATTACACCTGTGTTAAAGATATGGCCAGCTCCTGAAAATAGCACAGATGTAATTGTATTTAATAAATTGGTAAGAATGGACGATGCTGATAAAGCAACCAACACCGTAGACATGCCCTTTAGATTCTATCCATGTTTTGCAGCCGGGCTTGCATATTACATAGCAATCAAGAAAGCTCCAGAAAGAGTGGTTATGTTAAAACAAATGTACGAAGAAGAGTTTGAAAGAGCGCTGTCTCAAGATGAGGATAGATCTTCATTTAGAATAGCTCCATCTTTAAGAAACGGATACTAGCATGGCGTATGCATCAGGCAAAAAAGCAAAAGCTATTTGTGATCGATGTGGATTTGAGTACAAGTTTCATGATTTAAAAGAAGAGTGGAATGGTTTAAAAACATGTCCAACTTGTTTTGAACCAAAACATCCACAATTGAAGCCATTGCCTCATGTAATGGATCCTGAAGCTTTGTATAAGCCAAGACCTAACAATGACATAGAGGCAGGCGAAGGATTTGTTGTTGTTATTTACACAAACATTAAAAAAGGCAATGACATGAGTCTAGATATTGTAGGCTCTAATTTTAATATAGATAAAATGACAGGCTCTCTTGGAGAAGTTACAATAACAGTATGACACTAGCTGAACTAAAAACTCTTATACAGAATTACGTTGAAAACGATGAAACAACCTTTGTTGCTACGTTAAACGATATGATTATAAATACTGAAGAAAGAATCTTTGAGTTAATTCAGTTTGATTTTTTTAGAAAGAATGTTACTGGTAATTTAACTGCTGGAAACACTTACCTTACAACACCTTCAGAT